GGCTCCATTAACATCCTTTACGAAGGCTAAATCATGCACCGTCTTGTTATGAACTTGGAAACAGGTGAACTTCTCACCGTTCCTTTGACTGAAGAAGAGATCCTAACTCTTCAACCAGAACCAGAGCCCGAACCGGAGCTAGTTGATGGGCAAACCTAAGTCAGTAGCCAAGGTAACTCACGTACCCGGCTCTCCTAAAAAAACCCGTCAAGGTCAGGGGCACCATAGTATAGCTAAAGGAAACAAAAAACTTTCTAGAGGTCAAGGTAAATGAAAATTATTAGTCCTAAACGTCTTTTAACTAATGTTTTTCAAACAGTAAGAAATGGAGACATTTTTGCTAACTCTTCTTTAGATCTACCTTTTGCTAGAACTAAGACCCTCGACCCCCGCGTCACCTTCACCCGCGCTAGCACTGGCACGTTCACGGGCAGCGATGGGTTGATCAAGACGGCAACCACCAACGAGGCACGCTTCGACCACAACCCAACAACGGGTGAAAGTCTGGGCCTGCTGGTGGAAGAGGCGAGGACAAATCTCTTGTTAAGAAGTGAGGAGTTTAATGATGCGAGTTGGACTAAACAATCGTCGGTTTCCGTTTCGGCTAATACAACTATTTCTCCTGATGGTGCGCTCACTGCGGACACAGTAACTGCTGACCAAAGCCTAGGCATTTTTCAAAGTGTCGCAGCAACAGTTAGCACGACTTACACTAATTCGGTTTATATAAAAGCCGGTACAGCAACAGCCATGATGCTGCGTGATGATACTGGAGCTGGTCGCCATATTGTTTTTAATCCATCAACAGGAGTAATTACGGCAACATCTGGAACTCTTGTTTCGTCTGGTTCGCAAGCGTTAAATAATGGGTGGTACAGATACTTCATGACGTATGTTGCAGATGCCACAACTGTGCGTGGCATTATCAGGCCAAACAGCGCAGGATCTGCTCAAACATTTATAGTTTGGGGCGCCCAACTAGAAGCCGGAGCTTTCCTCACCTCCTACATCCCCACCACTAGTGCAACCGCAACCCGCGCCGCAGATGTGGCCAGCATTACCGGGGCGAACTTTAGCTCCTGGTATAACCAGACGGAGGGGACGCTTTATATTGAATCTACAAAAACGCCAATACCTGTAACCACTACTACTACGTTTGCAGATCTAAACGACGGAACAACAAACAACAGGAGTCGTTTTTGGATTTGGTCTGGCGCAACTTCAACCCTAAGATTTACGCCTAGGGCTAGCAGTGCAGATCAAGCAGATTTAACTATTGGAACGCCAATTCAAAATATCCCATTCAAAGCAGCAGGATCGCTTAAAGCTAATGATTTTGCAGCAGTGCTAAATGGCGGGACCGTTAGTACCGACGGGTCAGGCACCGTTCCAACAGTTGACCGTTTAACAATAGGAAACTCTGGGTCTGCAAATGAACAACTAGGAGGCACCATCAAACGCCTCACCTTTTGGCCAACCCGCCTCAGCAACACCACCCTCCAGCAGATCACGCAACCATGAACTTCCTACGCTTCCCCGACGAATCCGCTTGGACCGCTGCTGCCACTGAGGCTGGGTTCTTGATTGACGACACGCTTACTGCCTACACCCACGGCCACGCGATTGACGTGGTTGGCACGATCACCCGTGGCGGTGAGTACGACGAGGACGGCAAGGTGCTGGTAAAGCCGACGGTGCTGCCCGGCTTCCACGTCAACTTTGCTGGCACCCTGCCTGAGGGCTGGGAGGAGTTTCTGGTGACCCCTGCTGACCCGTATCGGGTGTTTGCTTAAATTTAGAATTACAATTGTTTTAACTGCTTAAAACCAATGGGAATGCCTACGTTTTCAACTTCAACTACTTTGACTGCAACTGGAGCAACTGCTGATGTGCCTTCAGTTGGCGCCGAAGATTTTGTTATTGCTGTAACTACAGCTTCTATTGGTACAAACGTTGTAGTGCGTATTGAAGGAACTATTGATGGAACTAATTATTTTAATTGTGATTACGGTGGCGACACAACAATTACGTCAAACAGCACTGTTGCTTTTAGTATCCAAAACGCTCCTATTCAATCTATTCGTGGGCGTTTGGTAAGTATTAGTACAGGTAGTCCTAGTGTTACTTTTGCGTTCTCCCGTTTTGTAGCTTAAAATTTATCGGACAATTTATCTAAATTAGAGTCAACAACAGGGTTACGTATTTCTATATACCAACCGTCTTCGCCAAAAACGCCGTTTTCAGTAATTTCTGGTTGCAGCTGGGGGTCTGACTCCTCAGCTGCTTCATGGTATTTACGAATTTCTTGATTTAAATTTGCTTCTGTTTTAGCTTCACGCCAAGTTGTTTCAAACCAAATAATTAAGGATTCGATACACTTAGTAAAGAATTGTTTGAAGGTCATTATCGTGCCTTTTGAATCTGCTAAACAGCAACGTTATATGTTTTCTCAGAAACCTGAGATTGCTAAGAAAATGGTAGAACACGCTAAAGCTGCTGGGCAACCAGTTGTTAAAGGTAATAGTAAAAAGGGTGGCAAAATGAGTAAAGGTTATAAGACCAAATAGTTATGACTCAATCAGGTGGGAGGCGTCCTCAAACGCGACTACAAAACACTGCTGACCGTAGGGCTGTAGAGGCTGCTAGGGCTCGTGGTGATGAGCGCGTTACTGGTCGTGTGTTGCAGGGTCCTTCTGGTAGTCGCCCTCAAAGCACCACTAATGCTCGTATTGATCGACAGGGTGGTTTGACTATGCAAGGTGAAAGGCATCCTGGACGCCCTCCAGTGCCTCCTAATCCTCCTGAACGGCGTGGTGGCTATATGACGCACACTGTAAGGGCCACAGGAGACACTACAAGGCATCCTGAATTGACTCGTTATGTCCCTACTGACTTAGCTCGTAACGCTCCTCTACGTCGCTCTCCGATGGAGCAAGCAGTTGGTAACGCAACTAACATGCTTGGTAGGGCTGCTACGTTGCTTCAAGCAGCCACTGTTGATGTAGCTAATCCTCGCCCTGCTGCCGCTCAACAGATGACGCAAGCTCAACTAAACAGGGAGTACAGCAGGAACAAAAAGGAATATCAAGGTAGGCAAGATAAAGGATCTTTTGACAACGCTTTTGGTACTGCTCGTAAGCAAGGTGCCAAAGAATTTACTTGGCGTGGTCGCCAGTACAACACAAAACTTAAAGAAGCTTAATCATGGCTAAAGGACCTTGCTGGAAAGGCTATGAAATGGTTGGTACCAAAAAGAAAGGTACCAAAACTGTCCCTAATTGTGTACCCAAAGGTAAGTAATCATGCGCGAAGCAAACGGCTACGCTAAAAAACCTGGAAAAGTTACCAAAGTAGCTGGTATCAGTTTTGATATGGCTCCTGACATTGATGGATCAATGAAGTTAAGTCCTTCTGAATATCAAAGTGAACTTAAAAAGGTTGGTGATGTAATTAACAACCCAAGTAGTGGTCTTAAGGAGCGCGCCAGAATGATGCGTCAAAAATACGGCATCAAAGGCGTTTAACAATGGACCCATCCTTTCTTTTATCCTTATTTTTTGGTTTTGCCACTATTGGTGGCGGTACTTTTGCTTGGACTCACCGCAGGCACAGTGAACTAGATCAACGTCTTGATACCGTTGAGATGACACTTCACAAAGAGTTTGTTAGAAAGGACGAGCTAATGCCAATGATGGATCGACTGGATAAGAAGATCCAACACATTGATGAAAAGTTAGATCGCATTCTTTTTAATGGCCGACATTTCTCTTCGTGACGTAGCTAAGTACTACAACAATCAAGAGCATCAAAACTTTGCTTTGGATTTTCTGCAGGATCAGATTCCTCCAGGAACCATGGCAAAGTTTTCTGATCTGTGGCGGTCAGGACCTAAAAATACTATTGCTAAGGGGCAGCTACTTAAAGTTCCTTACGAATATCAACTTGATAACGGGCCTACCGGGTACCGTGAGTGCTTTTCAAGTTCTTGCGCAATGGTGGCCAAATATTACGGAAAATGCGCAAACGATAACGTTTTTAATCAAATAAGAAGTGTTTACGGCGATTCAACAGATGTAAATGCGCAGCTTAAGGCCCTTAAGTTCCTCGGACTAAACGCTACGTTTACTCAGAGGGCCTCAGAAGCCCTTCTAGAGGCCGAGATTGACGCTGAACGACCTGTTGTGTGCGGGTGGCTCCACAAGGGTCCTGTAGGGGCTCCTGGAGGGGGTGGACACTATTCTGTGGCTATTGGGTATACGACAAATAGTTGGATATTTCACGACCCAAATGGGGAGGCTGATTTAGTTAACGGTGGTTATGTAAATCACACCAAAGGTAAAGAGGTGTCGTATAGCAAAAAGAACTGGAACAAACGCTGGCTTATAGAAGGACCAACTAGTGGTTGGGCAGTTATTATTAAGCCGTAGCGCTACCTCTACTTTTATGAACTTCTCAGATCCCGCTGTACTAGCAACTTTTTGGTCTTTGGCTTTTGTTATCTCTGAAATTATTGGGATGTCAAAGCTGAAAGAAAACAGCATCGTACAGTTGTTGTTGAAACTTTTCCGAGTGCTCTATGGCAGCTTCGCCAAAAAAGTCACTAAATAGTACAGAAGGTCTTGCTTCAGACAGCGATCTATATGGTTTGCACCGTTTGGTTGCAACTAAATTGATCGATCAGCTGAACAGGGACGATGTCAAAGCTAGTGATCTTGCTAACGCAATTAAATTTCTCAAAGACCAAGGTATTACTGCTCTCAATGGCGGTGATGTATCTGCTATTTCTGAGATGATTTCTTCTCTTCCAGAAGTAGATATTAAAAAAGTTAGATCGTATATTGGTGCTTAGGAACTAACCCTCCTATATGTACCAAGCAGAGACCCCGGAATGGTGACAACACCTTCTGGGGTTTTTGTGTATTTAACCCCTGATGAGGCGATGGCTAACCTTTCGGCTCTACAACGCAAAGAAGCGGTTTCTCAGTGGCGACAATCAATCAAAGAAGCCTTTGGGCATCAATGTGCCTATTGCGGCTGTTTAAGCGACAAGTTAACGCTTGATCACGTACACCCCAAAACTCGTGGTGGCCAAGACGTATCAACAAACGTTGTTCCAGCTTGTAACCGTTGTAACCACAGCAAAGGTACTGAGCACTGGATGCTGAGGTATCAGCGCAAACCTTACTACTGTGAGGAACGTAAAAACGTAATTTCAAGATGGATCAGTTCGACGAGATTTACGCAGCTCTACCCAATAGCGGTGTAGATATGCCACCTGCTGTTTGCTTGACTCCAACAATGGAGCAGCAACTACGACTAGAGCGCGTAAGGCGTGAGTTAGACCAAGTAAAGCGAGCAGATCTTGAGGAGCTACTCCTGAACTACATCAGGATGACTTTTATCCTGCAGAATAACCTCAGTCAAGTTTTCAAGTGGGCTAGTGGCAAGAAGCAAAAATCAGACTGAACAAATAATTCAGGAGGCCGTTGAGAGTTTCCCTGTTTTTGCTACTCATTTGTGGCACTACCTACGGCTTCCTAGCCCTACACCAATCCAATACCAAGTTGCTGATTACCTACAGACGGGTCCCAGTAGGCGGATCATCATGGCCTACAGGGGTTGTGGTAAGTCGTTTCTTACTGCGGGGTACGTCCTGTGGCGTTTAAGGCGTGATCCTGACTGTAAAGTGCTGGTGATCTCCGCAGCTCAAGACCGTGCAGACGCGTTCAGTGTGTTTTGCCATGACTTGCTTCGAAACTGGTTCATGGTCAAGGACTTGTTCCCTAGCGACACTCAACGTTTCTCAAAAGTTGCTTTTGATGTTTACGGCGCAAAGCCCGATCAAAGTCCTTCGGTGCGCTCTAGTGGCATCTTTGGGCAAATTACCGGCTCTCGTGCTGACCTTATCGTTGCAGATGACGTTGAAACCCCGCAGAGCTGTGAAACTCAGCTAATCAGAGACAAGCTTCGGGAATCTATTAAAGAGTTTGACTCCGTTATCAAACCAGGTGGGGAGATTGTGTTTCTTGGCACTCCTCACACCCAAGACTCTGTTTACGCAAAGCTTGAGACCTCTGGATACACAGTAAGAATTTGGCCTGCTCTCTACCCAACTGGAAAGAAGCTTAAGGACTACTACGGCAACCGTTTAGCACCAAAGATTCAAGCGGACCTAGAAGCCGATAAAAGCCTTTCTGGGCACCCTGTAGACCCTCAACGTTTTGATTGGGATGAACTAGAGGCCCGTCAGATGTCAATTGGACGTTCTACGTTCAACCTTCAGTTCCTGTTGGATATCAGCCTTAGTGATGAGGAACGGTTCCCCCTCAAGCTCAGAGACCTCTGTGTGTTCCGTCTAAACCGCGAACAAGGGCCTAATAAAGTCGTTTGGATGGCTAACGGCGATAAAGCCCTTGATTTGCCCTCAGTGGGCCTTCATGGTGACCTTTTCTTT